CGTTGGCAGATAGACGCTCATGCAAGTTGGAAATCATCGGGTAACTCCCTGTTGAGTTACGAGGACATGAAAGGGGCCGGCATTGACAAGATACGCCACCTATTCAGGAACTACGAGCGTGGGCACGTCTATGATTATGAGGAACACGTGTCATTTGCCGAAGAACTGGAGGCATATGGAAAACTGCCAAAGACATTCATGGCTGTTGACCCGGTAAGCAAGAAGCCCTGGATATGGGATGATGTCACCCGGATGCGCACGCTCAATACTAGGCAGTCGCAGAAGAAACGGCAGAACCACATCTGTCCCCTTCAGTTGGATATTGTCGAAAGGTTGATTGAACGATACTCAAACAAAGGTGAACTGGTGTTTGACCCGTTCGGAGGTATCGGCACCGTTCCCTATTGCGCAATCAATTTGGGGAGGAAAGGTCTATCTACTGAACTCAATTACGACTACTGGAAAGACAGTCTTTCATATCTGTATGAGGCGGAGATGGAGGTCAGCGCACCCACATTGTTCGACTTAATGAGCGATGCCGTATGAACGTTCACCAGACTGTTCCCCGTTCGGATTGTACATCCTTCTCCAAGTGCGGCAAGCATTCCCTTGCATATTGCAGGAGGTACGGTGCGTCCGAATGCGGACCATGTGAAATCGTGAGGAGGAAACCCCGTAACCGGGTGGTCGTTGACGGAGTGGAGCGTAAACTGTGCACCCGCTGTGGTAGAGCGCTTCCGTTATCCCGTTTTTTCGATAGAATAGCCCGTCGTAACGGTAAGGAATACCATCTGAAAGCGTCATGGTGCAAGATGTGTATGGCAGAGGTACAGAGCGAGCGGAATAGAAAAAATAATAAAAAATATTGAATTATGAGACCAATAAGGAATATAGAAGACATTGGAAATCTAAAGACAGATGAAAAACTGATTGAATGCCTAAATGGTGAAGTGAATTATTATCGTTTTTTGTGCTTGCATCCGAGAAACGATGAATACGTGATTCTTCTGAACCATTGTGAGGAACCTAAAAGGTTTTATGTTAAAAGCATTATAGACCGATTTTATACGGACTATACAACACGCGATATAATCACTTATAAGAGGGATTATGCTTTGGAGCAGGTCAAGTTCTGCGAGCAGGCATTATCCGAATTTGATAAGGAGGGTAAAATATGATACTTACTACTGATAAGATGGTATTTGTTACCAATCAAGATAATTCAGACGAATACATTGAGAATCTTATAACTGAGTATGGGACTAATCAATATCGCATAAAGATTGACCGTACACTTAGTCCACCATATTATCAATTATTCCACGAATGGAAAGAGGGCAAGCGACAACTTAATAATTGCTTGTTTGCTTCAAGCAAGTTGGAAAAGATTGTGAATTACATAAATCAGAACATTCAATAAGGATAAATTATGAAACAGACAGTAGAAGAAGCAGCAAAACAAGAACTTACGTCAAGTTATGCAATAATAGTTGAAGGTGAATTAGCCTATCAGAGACAAGCAATGTTGAATATGTTCAGAAAAGGTGCCGAATGGCAGGCAAAGCAATCCCCGTGGATAAGCGTAGAAATGGCTATTCCGAAAGATGATTCTCCCGGAGTAGTGCAAGTCATAACAGTAGACGGAAAAGAAGGTGAAATGGCGGCTCGTAGAGTGATGTATAATATTTATCCATACATCAAAACTGGATATGTCACACATTGGAGGCCGATACCAGCACTACCGAAAGGAGGCGAAGGATGAAAGCAATAACCATCAAACAGCCATGGGCCAGTCTGATAGTCCACGGCATCAAAGACATCGAGAATCGCACTTGGCCGTGTCCTAAGAAATACTTAGGGCAGAGGGTGCTGATTCATTCAAGCGCCGTCCCCATGGAAATGATTAATCCTAATAGTGTATTTACGAAAAGGCAATGGGATAGCTTTTCACTTGGATTCCAGAGTGAGATTATTTGCGGCAATGGATATGTAAATTCTGCTATCATTGGAAGTGTCGAAATTGTGGATTGTGTTGTGAATCACTCTTCCATCTGGGCAGAGAAAGGAGTTTATAACTGGGTACTGGCTAATCCTATCCTTTACTCCAAACCTATCGAGAACGTGAAAGGGAAACCGTCTTTCTGGGACTATTCCGGTATTAAAGAGGTAAAAATTGAGTGTCCGGAATGTGGCAGTATAGAAATTGCTGTCGAAGATTATACGACAGCTCCGTTTCCGACTTACCTGCATAGGTGTAATAAGTGTGAACATGTGATTATGGAAAGTGAGTGGAATGTAATAAAGTAGGATATGGAATTTGATTGGGGAGGGTTTGTTGTAACAGTTTTGATAATTTGCGTTACTGTATATAATTGTTTAAATAGCTATTGGAAGCATAAGTATAGGGACGAGAACAAAGGTGACTGATAGATACAAAAAAAGGCTATCTATCCCAGACAGCCAATCTTTTTTATTAACCTTAAATCTAATACTATGAAAAACACATTGCAAAGGTACGGATTTGTGGGAGTTATGCAAATTATGAGCCTTTGTTCAGCCATCTTATAACATGGTTTAGCAAGTGGATATATGTGTTAACCATTAACGTAATAGATTTATAAAATTAACAAATAGCCAATGAATAGAAATGAAAATGTCTGGACTGATGCGAAATGTGCAGCCCTTCGAGTTGAGTTCCTTACCAGTCGTGAGGAACTCTTTTTGTATGCAAAAGCCATCTATTCCGCTATGATATGGGGTAGGGAGGTGAACGAGAAAAATCGGGTTATTCAGGAAAAGGATAAGTCTGTTAAATAAAAGAAAGAGCCAACCCACGCACGACCATGAATCAGCTCCTCACACGATTATGATGCAAATATACTATTTACTTTTAAAATAATCGTGTTATGGAGCTGGATTTTAATAAAATCATTCGTCTTAAAAAGATTCGTATCGAGAAATCAGAACTTTCAGAGGAAGAAAATGCCTTGACCGCCCCGATTTTGAAAGACAAAAGCCTTATCCATGAAATCTACAAAATATTCGTTGAGTTGCTGAATGAGAGAGGATGTCCACCGAATATTGACAGTGTAACCCAGCGGAAGAAGTTCATTTTCATTATCCTGTATCTGTTTTCTCCAAGCTCGCTCGCCGGTGGGAAAATGACAGCAGGGTTACGACCTGAATTAGCAAGGGTTCTTGGAGTTCAATCAGAATGTACCATTTCCGACAATTGTGCTGATGTCGTGTTTCTCTATCAGAATTATGGGGACTTTAGTGGAGATATAGAGTATCTTTACACCGAAATCGTAAATCGGTTGAAATTCAAAGGGCTAATCAATTAATGAGCCGGAGTTTAGTGCTCCGGCTTTAAAATTTTATATATTTGCTCTTTGCTTTTTTCTCTAAATTCATTAATCATTGGGGCAATTGTAGTGTATTCTTCGAGCACTTTTTCTGAGATGTTTTCTAAAGCAGTTTTTCTTTCTTCTATTTTTCTTTGTAGTTTCTCTCTCTTTTCTTTTGATGGTGTTTCTGGTTTGATGTCATCTATTTCATTATTTATTTTAATTATTTCATGACATTTTAGTTGCTTTTCGGCTTGTATTTTAAGAAAAGCCAAAATTATCTTATGAAGAATATTGTGGATGTTATCGCTTTTGACAAATAGTCTTAATACTATTTCATCTTGTTGTACATTTTTATATAATTGATTCTGAGCATTAATATAATTATTTATTTGAATTGAATTATTGACATTTGGTATATTTAAAACAGAATCTATCCA